GACAGCCCCGGCGGCATTCTTGGCCTGTGATACAACGCCGGTCAGCATATTTCCGGCAAAAACAGACAGCGCATTCTTTCCAATCTCACTAAACTTTGAGAATCCTGACTGCGCTGTTCCATTAATCTCGTCTAAGCCTTTTTTGACTCCGCTGCTATCCAGTTCCGTGCCAATCTTTACAGTTCCATCATAGCCCATTCATTTCACCTCGCCTCTCGGACAAGAGAAAATCATCGGCTCATAATGGCTCTACTTGATTTGCTCTCCGTTCCTTATCTTGATTTCAAATTCTTTTCCACAATTCCGCCCTTTACATGGGACGGTTACTCCATGACACTCTGATTTTTCGGTAAAAAAAATAAGCATGGAGTAGCCGCAGTAAGGGCACTTTACCCGTTTTGGCATTCTTCCATCCTTCTTTTCACATACGCCCGCATATCTGCGTTACGCTTTGCCAGTCTCAACCGGCTATCCATCGTTGCCTGCGGCTCTTCCAGGGAATAAAGTGTCCGCATCTGCTTGATATACGCTTTTTGCTCTTTTCCCATTCCTTTGGTATCACAGGTCCGCCAGTACATGACCTTCGCCATCCGGGTGTTTTCGTCCAGTGCCTCAAACATCGCCAGGAACTCCCACCAATGCAGGGAGTCGTTCGGCGTCTGCCTGAGATTGATGCCGTACTGCTGCCGGAACGCCGCATAAATCAGCGGAGCATCCTTCAAAAAGCAATATCCCCGCCGCGTCGTCCGGCGTTTGGATCCGCCACCTTTCCGCGCTGGTTCTCCGCCTCGATGGAACCACAGCATATAATCTACCGCAGCATCCAGATCCGGCGGGATATTGCGGATATAGAACATATTCAGCGCATTAAGCATCTTCTGTTCATCGCTAATATCCTGCCGGAACATTTCTATTTCTGCTGCCATCATCGTCCGATAACCAAAGACTACATCATACACCACTCCGCCAATAGTCGCCGTACTGGGGAGCCTATCAAAAGTTACAGACCATTTCATCATTTGATTTCATCCATCGAAAAGCCGAGCGCCTCTTCTTTCTGCTTTGCAACCTCGCGAAGCATCTCGACGTAGACATTTTTTGCTTCTTCCACATCGTCGCAGTCTTCGAGGACATCCTCTCCGGTAGCTTCTTTCACAAAATTGCGGAACAGATCAATGGTAGCCGACATGATTTCTGTGAGTTTTCCCTTGTGGTTGATTTTCTTCTCACTTTCAGTCATGTGATCGAGGGCTTTTTCCATCGCCGCTGCATCTTTTAAACGAGTGATTTTAAAATCTACTTCTCTGCCTCTGATCTGCATCTTTCATCCTCCTATTCTGCCAAATACGTATACTCCGCCGGTTCTGAGCCAATCTTCTGCAGGTTGACATCGATGGACGATGACTCTCCCGCATTGCCGCCACCCTCTGAATTGACAATCACGGACACCTGACCCTTTTCGCCTTTACCGTTGAGCATACAGAAATAAACATAATTTGTTACCGCCGCGTTGCCTCTTGCATATTTCATTGTGTGGGACAGCATAAAATCCTGCGCCGGATCGCCGATATAACGGTCGCCGGACACTGCAAAAGATCTTGCCGTTCCCGATTTCAGCGTGGATTTACCAGCACGGATATAGGTTTTCTCTGACGTTACCGGGTTAAGATTCGCATCCAGACCCTCGACACCCATCTGCACAACCTCATAATTTTTTACTTCTGTAGTTACTCCCGCTGACGACTTGGTATCAATCGCCAGAACCCAGTCATCTGCCGTTACCCAGCCTTCATAGGACGCGTTCGGCGTTACGCCTGCCATTAATTCACTAATTTTCATCGCTTGTCTCCTTTCTCAAAATAGACAATCCGGCACTGTACCATGTACCGCGCCATTCCTTCCTTTACATTGACGCCCGCCAGATTTGGCATATTCTGGAGCGTCTCCATCTTCTTTATCTGGCAACTATTCGGAAATTCCGGATAGTTCCGCTTTTTATTCTGCTCTTCCAGCCAATCCATGAAAGCCTGGGCGAAATTCATCGCCGTAAGGTTCAGATCGTCCGTATCGGTCGAATACGGCTGCACAATTATAATCGAGAAACCGTATTCTTTTTCAGACCCCCAAAGATACTTTTTAAGCAGCTTGTCCGAATAGTTTGTTACCAGCGAAATGCCGCTGTAATCATCCGAATAGTTAAATTCCAGGTACTGACCCGCCAGCTCCTCGGCTTTTGGTTGGAAGAACACCGTCACTGCATCATGCTTTGTCATGTCACTTACCTCCGAGATAGTTTTCCAGTGCCCGCACCAGATCGCCCTTGCGTGCCCTCATCATAGCCTTGTCCCATTCGGATGTAGCCTGCGGATGGCGGAAATGGTTGTATTTCAGCTTCTTTCCTGTGGAGGACTTGTGTGGTGGGGAATAATATCCCATCACAGCGCCGCCATCCATCAGCGGATAGTTCGGACCGTATGCCACGCCCTTGTATTGGTAATGAGCATATGGCGATTGATACTCAATCACACCAGTGTCTCCCTCTACATGGACGCTGACATTCTGGGCAAGTGCCAGGCTATCAGCCGGAACATGCGGATCCATCAGCCGTTTTGCCTCGTTGGCGAGAAACAGAAGGCCATCATTGCCCCTTGTTTTCTCTTTGGCAATCTGATCCGATGTTTTATTCCATTTGATTTCGACATCCATCATCAGCCCCCCAGTCTGTAGTGCTTCGCCATCCGATAGGCGGTGTTGTCTGAATATGCGCTGACAAGAAACGCATTCGGCTTATTCCGGCGCAGGACTTCCGCCACCGTGTTAGGGCTTTTTCCAGTGATCTCGTCCGCACATTCGCCTAACACTACTACATCCCCCAGAGACGCCGAAAAATCGCTTCCAGCCGCTTCCAGGGGAATACGTACTGTGTAGGTGTTCGTCTGCGATGCTTCAGTATCATTCTGCACCACGGTGATCCCAGACTTCCAAAAACATTGCTCGAACACACTCTTGCTCCACGCCATTCCAACCTTCCGGAAGACTGTAATTATCTGATTGTAATTCGGGTTCATTCTCACACCCCCCGATAAAGCAGTGGCGTATTTCCCAGATACCGGCAGATGATCTCCCGGCACTTTTTCCGTTTCCCCTCTTCGGTGTAAATCGACCGTGACAGGTCAATCGTGCCGGATTCTCCGTCGTTGGAATATGATGTCAACGGACCGCCAAAATCAGATGTGCTCTGCGAAGCCTTGTCCGCCTGATAGAGCAGTTCTGTCAGCTCACAGGTGCAATCTTTCACATCCTCCGTCAAAAGGCTGATATTCGCCTTGATTCGGTCGAATGTGCAGCTGTCTATGATTCGCTCCGCCTGCTTTTCCCAAAACGGGAAGTCTGTATCCGGCACCGCAGGGGAACGCCCCTGCAGATATCCGGAAATGTAATAGTCCCGTGTTACATAAGCCATTGCATCAGCTCCTTACTAGGCCTGCGCTACCAGAGTGATTGCCTTGTTTACGGCAGAAGCGTCAACCGTGAACGTCTCTGTTACCGGAACAAAGCCTTTCTTCGTGATCTTTGCCGCATAGGTGCCTTTTCTCAGGTTAAACTCCGCTTTACCAGCCGAATCCGTCTTAAGGATCGCACCATCTACGTTGATACGGACATCCTCATAGGCCGTCGGGCTGGACTCTTTTCCATCCGTTACCGTAAAGGTTACCTTCTGGGTAACAGCCGGAGTGCCCGGCTCCAGATATGCAAATGTGCATCCGGTACGGTCCTCATTGAGGCGGGTTGCCGGATTCGGGAGCGCCCAGCCCATGCGGAATACTACACGAAGCGCAATCATATCCTGCTGTGCCAGGTTATAAACGATATCCTTCGTATTCGGATCCTGGATGACGCCCTCTGTCAGCAGTTTTACGGTAATATCCTGGCGAATCGCGTAAACAGCCTTGGAGAAATCGCCGACAACCAGCTGTGCGATATCCGGCATGAAGGAACCGTTCTCTGGGAACTGGATCGGTACGCCATCCAGCGCATACTTGCTGGAATCC